AAAGCATATTGTTGTGGTTACACCGAACTTAGATCAGAAGGAAATGGCAATGATGTATTTAGTGATGGTTGTAGCAATGGAGAGGCATGGGCATTATATTCTATCGGAAATATTATTGGAATGGAGTTAGAAGAACCAGAAGAAAGTGATGATGAATATTAATCAGTTCAAAGTTTAGATTGATTCTATATAGGAGGTGAATAATATTACATACTTAGCATGGTATTCATTAATAATTACTGCATTATCTACTTTAATAGTTGTTTTTGGTAGCAAAAAGACATCGCTTGATCGTTTCTTAATTGCTTTATTCAATACACCAGTTATAGTATTTGCTTATAATTATCTGTTTAATAAATAAAAATTTGAAGGAGGTGAACTATGGACGAAGACTTTATAAAAAACTTGAAAATCTTTATGGATGATTATGAAAAATTAAATAAGTTTTGCAAAGAAATGTTTAATGATAAATTAATACCAGACAAAGTTAAAAATGTGTATTCAGAAAAATATAATGCTCTCAATATTCATAGAATTGGTAAATAGACTAAGGAGGTGATAATCATAAGAAAAGTAAGATTCCTTAAAGACTTTAATTCATTTAGGAAAGATACGTATCGAGTTATTATGGAAGAAACTGCGTTACATTATCGTATTCAAGTTAATTTGGATAGTGATGAGTTATATTGGTTGCATAAGGAAAATTGTAGAGATTTGTTTCAAGTAGTAGAGAGGAGTTAGAGATTAGATAATGAAAAGAGAATTTATTAGTGTTGGTATGAAAGTAGTTCCTCATTCAAAAAGCTATTGTGGTTATGGAGATTTAAACAGTAGTATTAATTGGCAACATGCTATAAGGATAAATCAACCATATTTATTTGTATCAAGTATTTATCCTGCTTATATTGTTTTGGATTCCATAGAAGGGTCAAATGGTGGTGATTATTTCTTACCAGAAGATTTTGAACCATACATAGAAGAAAATCAAGAAATTAATAATGAAAGTAGGAAAGTTAAAATGAAAAAATCTGATTTAAATAGTTCAATGTTATTCAAAATGAGATGTGGAGATTTATGTGCTTTATTAAGTGATTATGAAGGCAATATGATTTTTAATAATCAAGAAGATATTAAACAAGGATATAGTGATTATTTCATTACTTTAAATGATTATGATGAAGATTTGTCTCCAGAAGGTGATGATTATGACATTGTAGCTATTAAACAATTAAATACTTGTGTGAAGGTTATTGCTAATGTTTTAGGAGATGAAGAACCTAAAGAGTGGGATTGGGTTGAGGAGGTTAAAAAAGATGTAAAAGAAACAAAAGTTGAAAATACTGTTCAAAATATTACAATTAATATTACCATTGATGCGAATAGCAATTTAGAAGATATTATTTCCGAAATAAAGAAAAATTTCCAAAAATCTCAATATAGTTAAAATCAAGAATCAAGCTATGAGTGGGTTTTATGGTTCGGCAAAGGAAATAAAATCAAAATTTTAAGCCATAATTTAGAGATGTAAATGTAAATGTAAAAATAAAGTTTGACATGGTTATTGTAATATGTTATAATTATTAAGTGGTTAAGAAATAAATAATATTTTAGAGAAAGGATTGATTGGTTGAAGACAAAAGCATGGGGCCAAGTCCCAATTTGCAGAGCATTGAGTCCACCTTCTTTCAACTATTTTAATAGATCATGTGAATAGAATAATAAAATAAAATTATTGAAAGAAGGAATACATAAACATGGCATTTTACAATAAATTCATCTTCATTGGCAATATTGGTATAGCAAAAGATAAGGAGAAATTTTATAATTCATTCTTAAATGATAAGGGTAATTGGAGATCATCTAAAATAAACTTTATGATTAAAGAATCTGATCATAATGCAGTATTTGTAGAACTATTTGGTGGATATATGGTTGACGGAAAAGGAAAAGTGTTCTCAAAGGACTTGGAAAATAATAATATTGAAATTCCTTGGGCAGATCGTAATAATCCAGAAACTTTAAAAATGGTAGCAGATATGAAAAAGTTTAAAGTTAATTTTGGAGAACAAAAAGAGTTTATTACAGAATTTGATATGATTGAATGCTTAAAAGATGAACTTCCTAAGATTACAAGTCCAGTTGTGGTTACGGGGCAAATAAAACATAAAGAATATAAAGGTAAATATACTGATGTATTTATTATTAAAACCATAAGATTAGCTAAAGAGGATGAGAAAAATAAACTTTCGGCTAATATAGAGATTTATTATTCTAAAGATTCTTTGGACACTGATGATTTTAAGGAAGAGAAGATTATTAAACTTGCAGGATTTGTTCCTCAATACATAGATAAAGAGATTGGTATAAAATATATGCCACATCCATTTATATTGAGTGCCAAAAAATTAGATTTTACAAATGAAAAACATGTAGAAAAATTTGAATTCTTAAAAAAATATCTTACAGTAAAAACTAAAACCTATGTGCATATCCCTTGGCAAATGACAGTTTTTAGAGGTGCTGATGAGGTTGAATGGAATGAATCAATGCTAACTAAAGCACAAAAAGAGCAAGTTGCTTTTGGACTTTCTAATGTAGATGATTTTAAACCTAAATCTAATATGCTTGGTGGAAATATATATGAATATCGCTTAACTAAACCATTATTGGTAGGAGATTTTTCTGAAGGAGTCGTGGATTCTGAGATTAAAATTGAAGAATTCGAAAATACCAATGTATTTGTTCCAGTAGAAAAAACTGAAAAATTTAAAGAACCTAAAGAAGAAAAACCTATTGAGCAGAAAGTAGAATCAAAAGTCGATGAAGTAATTAGCAAAGATGATGAAGATTTATTTTCTTAATATAGTCATAAGGGAAGGATCATACCTTCCCTCCCAATTGACAAACAGCAAAAATAAAAAATAATGGAGGAATTTAATAATGGCATTTAAGAAAAATACGGTTAAGGTTGACTTGGCATCATATCCACCATACATCATCATGGGGCAACGCAAAATTGGAAAGACATCTTTATTTTATAAATTACTATTAGCTCACTATAAAACATTTGATGCAGGACTTTTAATTTCCTTTGGTGATGAAGAAGGATATCATAGTTTAGATGGATTACAATATGAGCGTGTAGTTGAATGGGATGCTGACACAGATGAAGAAACTAATCTTCGTGGATTTATTCAAGTAGTAGATGATCTGGTTGAAAATAGAAAAGAATATGGAATCAAAGCTATTTGCTTAGATACTCTTGATGAGATGATTACTATTGGAACCACAGAGATGCTTAAACAACATAAACGTGAAAAAGGAACTGTATGCAAATCCCTTAATGATGCGTTTGGTGGTTTTCAAAAAGGAAGAGATAGACTTCTAGAATCTGTAAATCTTCAAATCACTCGTCTAAGAAATGCTGGATATGCAGTATTTATTCTTTGTCATACTAAATTGAAAAATATTAAAGATATAATGACAGGAGAAGATTATGAACAATTAACAAACAATTTACGTGCTGATTTCTTTGGGAGTGTTGCCGATAAAGCACAAATGATTGTCAATATTACAATGGAACGTGAAATTGTAGAAGGGAAACAAGTTGGCGAAAAGAGAATGATGTATTTTAGAAATACTTCTATTGTTGACGCAGGAGGGAGATTTGTAGGACTACCTGAGAAACTTGAATTATCTGCTGAAAATTTTATGTTGGCATTTGAAACAGGTGCTAAAAATTCAATGATCAATCCTGTATCTGATAAAGATATTGAAGATCAAAAAAAAGTAGAAGTGAAAGAAATTGATTCTGCTGCTGAAATTGCATGGAAGAAAGAACATAAATTAATTCAAGAAGAAATGAGTAAAGGTGATAATTTAGAGTTTGTAACTACAATTCAATTAAAATATCCTAAAGCAACAGAGGATATAAAAGAAATTGTAAAAGGTATTATGTCTGAATACAAAATTGAAAACTTTAAATCTCCAGAAGAACTTTCAACTGAAGGATTAAAGAAAATAGTAGCAACTTTAGGATAATTAATAAGGGGATAGGTGAAATATCCTATCCCTAATTAATCTTTAAGGAATTGATGTATATGGCAAGAAAATGTATATGTTCAGCAACTAAAGAGATTGGAACAACTGATATCTTTTATTGTGTTAATGATAAAGGAAAAAATAAATATTATAAATCAGAGAAAATATTTAATGAGTATATGAAGGATCAAGAATATAAGCGAAAAACTATTGAGTATTTTTTATCGTTATTGGGTTATAAATATTCAAACTATCTCAAAAAGAGATTAGGAGAATTGAATGAACATTTTACATATGAAATAATATATCTTGCATTTATAAAACAAACAGACAAAATTAAATATGTATTAAATGATAAATTAAAATATTCTACCGAACAGCAAAAGATAAATTACATTATCAAAATAATTGAAAGTATTATAAATGATATAAAACCATTTAAGCAAGAAACAGAAAATAGCATAGAAACAAATATAGACGAATTAAATAATATTAAGAGTAAATTAATTAAACGTATTAATATTATTCAATATTTAGATAAGGAGGATTTATGAAATTAGAAGAATATCCAGAATCAATTACTAAAAATAGACAAATGGTTGAAGCGTCATTTATTTTTTCTCTATATAAAAATCCTTCCTTATATGAAGATTATCATAAAAATTTAAAAATTGATCTAGAAGATAGTGATATTCGAACTGACGATGGTATATTTTATTATAGTTTAGGTTTGCAGATGTTTAAATTAGGATATCAAACTTTTGATAGTTTAAGTGCTTATGCTTTTTTGGAAAGTAATCAAGTGTTAAAAGATGGATTTGAGTCAAGAGGTGGTTATAAATCTGTTGAAGAAATGAAAAGTTTAATTAATTTAGAAAACCTTGATAAATATTATGATGAATTAGTAAAATGCAATATGTTGTTAAGATTATATGACAAAGGATTTAATGTTGAAAATAATATAGATAAGTTTACAAAAATGAGTAGTGATGAGGTGTATGCTTTTTATGACTATCAATTAAATAATATTGCTTTAAATAAATCAGTGCAAGCCAATATTGCAGACTTAAACGAGAATTATGATGAATGGATTGATAAATGGGATCAAGGAAATTCAATGGGATACAAGATGGGATTTCCTCTTATAAATTATCATATGGCAGGAGTTCATAAAGGAAATTTAATTCTTCATGTTGGAGGAATTGGTCAAGGGAAAAGTACATCTGCAATTTTATTTTATGTACTTCCAACCATTGAATCAGGAGAAAGCATCGTAATTATTGGAAATGAACAAGATGAAGATGCTTGGAGGCAAATGATTTTATCTTCTGTCTTATTTA